GAACGCAGTTGGGTTTTTGGCTGATTGTTCAACGAGATAGTCAATCCCGCCGGCCTGTTCGAGCGCGGCTATCACCATCTCCTTGACCGCCTTAGTGACCTTGTTCGGAACGCCTTTCACGCGCCCCTTTCCAGCGTTCGGCGGACGCACAGCAGATTTCACTACTTTGCTGGCCATCGTGCCCGTCCTACCGCCGCTCGTGGTTCATCGCTTAGGTTCGCGTCGATCGACCGGAAACGCGCTGCTCAGAATGCGCCCCATCTCGCCGCGGTTGATCTTCAGGTCCGGCCTTCGCGTCTCGACCTCGCGCAACCGTGCCAGTCGCTCGCGTCCGCATTCGTCGACCCAGCGGCTGAACGTCGGAAAGCCGGCGCGATAGTGCTGGCGGCATTCCTTCGGCCCGAGCAGGACGTAACGCAGTTCGAAGTCGGGCGGGCGCTTGCGGTAGCGGTCGATGCGCCGGGCCTGGACGCGATCGGAGCGCAACTGCTTGAGCCGAGCCTCGCCGCATTCGCAAAGCCACCGGGTGATCGTTGTTCGCCGTGCCTGGTAATGCTCCTCGCAGGCAAGCCGCCCGAGCTCGACGAACTGCTCCTCGAAGTCCTCGGGACATGGCCGGGGAAAGCGGTTGATCCGCGGTACGCTGCGCTCCTCCACCATCGCCAACATTCCCCACCCCTCGATCTGCTACTCACCCGCTGCGAGCGATTTCCCGTCCCTCGGCCTGTTGCGGTCCTCGGCGGCGGGCTGCGCGTAAGCGCAAGCCCTCGCGCCCACGCTCACACGCGCCGGCACGCATAACCCCCTATTCTCTTCGAGAAGGGGGTTACTTAACGCGCGTGATGCGGGCGCGTAGCAATGCCCGTGCCAGTCGCTGTTTTCAGCCATTCTGCCGCAGTGCCGCAGTGGCCTGAAAAACGAATGCGGCAAGTGCGGCAACGTCATTGCTCAACCCACCTTCCGACTTCGACGAACTCGCGGATTTCCCGCCGCTCGTCTGCCCTTTCGACCGAACGCAGCGCTCCGTTGGAGCACCAGGTGCGGACCATCTTCTCGATGATCTGTGCTTCACCCTGTTCGTCGAGATTCCGGCCGAGGACGTGGGCAACGAGCTTGCCTACCCAATCCCTCGACTTCGGATGCTTGCGCGCCTTGTGAGGCATGGCCTCGATCTGACGCTGGATATTCAGGAGCTGGTTCGCGGTGACGCCGCCAAATGCGTCAGGGGCCTGCCATCGCTGGATCGCTCCAATGCTGTCCTCTGGCCCCGTGTCGTCGCCGTTGCCGAGCCCGATGCTGACGAACTCGTACCATTCGGCATGAGAGGCTGGCGGGGCCTTGTTGTTCTTGTCGTCGTACACGCTGAAGTAGCGCTTGCGGTCGCACTCCTCGACGCGGAACTCCTGCGCCGTCTCCCGGCTCATCCGCTGAAGAACGAGGCACGACCGAGTTGCATTTATCATCGCGCCGGCACCGCGGGCGTCCTGTGCGGTAAATTCTGAGGCTGTCGTCTTGCGTAAGTGGTGAGCGAGCCCGATCGCGCAGTTCGCCTCATGGGCGATACGGAGCCATTCCTTCGCCACCGCATCGATTGCCTGATTGGAATTCTCGTCAACCGCATGGCTGCTGACGAACGGATCGACGTCGAGATAGTCGATGCCTCTCAGCTTCAACTCTTCGATCAGTCCTTCGGCGACGGGTCGCTGGAGCTTGAAACCGCCGAAATTGTCCTCCACCGCTAGCTTCAGCCCATTCGCACCGATGCTGTCGGCGCCGTTGATGTAGAGCCGGTCGTCACCAAGCTCGGATGCGTCGATGCTCCATAGCTTCATGAAGGCGTGGACGGTTTTTTCGACCTCTTCGAGATCGTCCTCGAGGTTCCACAACCATACGCGATGCGGACCATTCCAGACGCGATGGCCGAGCATGTCCCTGCCCGTCGCCATGCAGATCGCGCGGCCGATTTTGAACGTCGTCTTGCCTGCTGCGCCCGGTGCGACGACTGCGCTGACTTGGCGGCGCTTCAGCTCGGAACCGTACAGGAACTGACGCCGGGGGATCGAGGCTGGGTCGCGCCACACGAACGGTTGCGCCGTGAACTGGCGCTTGTCTTGTGCTTCGTCGCTGTGCGGCGCGAACTCAGGCCCGACGAATTTGGCGGCGCTCAGTGCTTCGCGCACGGCATCCCCGCCATAGTCGCGCTCAATATCCTCGAAATCACGCGCCACGCTCACGCCGCCTCCGCTTGTGGTTTCGGAAGCGCGAGCTTCGCACCAATCTCTTCGGCCACGGCCTTCGCGGCCTTAAGGCCGATATTGCCGTTCGGATTGTCCGCGTCGTCGTCAGCGCAGACGATGAAGTTCAGATCTGGCCGCGCATCGTTCCACAGCCGCGCGACTGCCGCCATATTCTTCGCGGAGAAAGCGACAATGCACGGGAGGCCGCCGGCACGGTGAACCGCGGCCATCGTCGCATAGCCTTCGCCGATGCAAAACGTGCGCGCGTCGCGACTGTCATAGCCGATCAGGCAGAAAAGCCCATCGGTGCGCCCGCCGCGGAGGAACCGCTTCGATCCGTCGGCTGAGATACGCTGGATGTTCCACAGCTTGCCCTGACTGTCGACCATCGGCACCAAGAGCTTGCCGTCGAACTCCCGCAGCGGCGAAGGGTCAAGCCGCTTCGTTACCACATAGGCGTGCTCGGGAGACGCCGGGGACGCCTTGCCCCACATCTCCAGCGCATCGACAGCCGCTTCGTTCTCGCACCGCTCGCGCTCGTCGGCGCGGCGCTGCTTGGCTGCCGCCCATTCGCGGCGCAGCCTGACGCGCTCTTCTGGCGAAAGCTGCGTGTCGTCACCGCTCTTCCACTTGCGTGACAGGCCCAGGCGATAGTTTCCGAACGCGCCCGCCGGCCGCTCGTCCAAGTAGAGGATCGCCCACCCGTTCTGACGACCTTTGCCGTCGCCGTCGCAGCGAAAGCGGATGAGATCGCCGCCGCTCAAGCGGTTAGAGATCGGCTCGACCGGCTTCACCCCCTCGCATTCCATCGCCGCGATGAATTCGTGGATGGCATCGAGCGCGCTCACACCAACCGCCCCTGCCTCGCCGCCGCCAGCATCGCCTCAGCCTTCGCTTCCGACACGTTATAGCTCCCGGCCAACCCCGCCGCGGTAAAGCTCGCGAGGCGTTCGCTGGTGCATCCTGACAGCAGTTGCGCGAGCGCTGCGGCGGCGCGCTTCGACGACAGCTGCGATGTGCGGCGATTTCCCCCCGTGCGGCTCACGCGGCCTCGCTCAACGGATAGTCGTCCGTTCGCTCCAGCTTTGCTCGACACGGCGGAATCCAGTGCAGCGCTGTGCCTTCAACTCCCTTTCGCCAAACGAGCCAAGCATACGCGGTCGCACTCGACGCTTCCGGGTCGACAAGACCTTTGACCATCGGAACACGCTCGGCGAATTGGAGCACGTCAGACGGAGGCTGGTGCGAGAATAGCCGTTCGTATCGCCCAATGCTTTCGAGGAACGCGCTGCGAAGAATAACGGCAACGCCAACCATGCTCCGGCCGATGGCGCGTTCAATGAACTGCTCTGCGAGACGGAAGGGGGGATTCGTGATCGTCCAGTCCGTTCGGTTGATGTCGCTTGGCAATCCGAACAGATAGTCCTGCACGGGATAGCCGAAGCCATAATCGTGAACATCGCTCGGCAGGACGCAGCCGAAGGATTCCTCCAGCGCGCGGACCATGTAGCCGCGATTCGCGGCAGGCTCGCGGCAAGTCTGCTTCCGAAGCTCGAGCCCTTGCTGGACAAGCCAATGACACAGCGCGCGCGTGGCCCACGGCGGCGTCGGAAAATCGTCCAGCGATTCGTGAGGCTCACTTCGCCGCTGCATCACTGCGGTCGAGCGGTTCTGGCTCACGCCGCCTCCCGATGCCGACACCCGCGCGCAGTCCCACACAGGAAGCATGGCTCGCTATGCTCCACCCGCTGCACGTCGGCGGGAATGACGATGCGGGCGCCGTCGACGCGCACGCTGGATGCGGGGCCGGATTTGTAGAGCCGGTCGTATTTTCTGCGCTTCACGCGGCGCTGGGCGGGAGTCCAACTCATGCCGACGCAGCCCATCTGGACCGGTTCCTAATTTGACTGATCGTGTCGCGGGTTACGTTGAAACGATCCGCGAGAACTCGCCTCGGAGCCTGGGGAAAGCTACGAATGATACGAACGTCATCTTCGCTTAGCTTTGAGCTTGGGTGGCTTTCACCCTTAAGCACAGTTCCATGAACGAGTTTGTGAGCCTCGTTTTCTTCCTTAGAAACCCATTTGAGATTGCTCGCTCGGCAGTTCGTCCGCGAACCATCCATGTGAGCCACCTGACAATGGATGGCATCGCGCTCGTGGCCGTGAAAGGCCAACGCCACCAAACGGTGGATTTTGCACGTCCGCGCATAGCCATTCCAAAAGAGGCGGATTGTGGGATATCCGTCCTTGTCACGAGCCCCCAGCCCTCTCAGCTTTCCGGTTTCGGCATTCCGCACGTGCCCTAGGTCGGAAACCTCATAGCGCCCTCCAAAACCGTCGATTGCCTTCCAGTTTTCTTTCACGCGGCTACCCTCCCCACAAACGGAAAGCCTTGGCAGCGGAGCCATTCGACCGCGGTGTCTGCATCGCGGAAGACGCCGCACGGAAAGCCCATGCCGCTAAGCCGGTCGAGCCATTCCTTCTGCGCTTCCGAGACGACGCCCTTGGTCGTCTTCATCTCGAGGAACGCGATTTTGCCCGGCGCGATTGCCAACAGATCCGGAAAGCCTGTTTGCAGCCCTTCGCGCTTGGCCCGCTGCGCAGCCCATTGGGAGCGCTTGGCCGCGTTCGGAACAGCGACGATCGAGACGCCTGGGCACATGATGCGGCACCGCGAGCGGAACAGCGTCACGATCTCGATTTCTGAAGGTCCGCTAGGCATGTGCCCTCCGCGTACCCTTCAGCGCAGCAGCCCGCCGCTCGCAGTAGCGCTTCGTCTCGTAGGCGTTCTTCCGGCGCTCCACGTCGCGCGCGAGGCGCTCGGCCGCCATCTGCTGAACGGTTTTCGCGGGTAGGTCGAAGGCGAGCTGGATCATTTCGGCCCCCACATTGCGGCGAGGATGACGAAGGCTTCGACGGCGCCGCAGATGACGCCCGCGGTGAACACGAGGACGTGGCAGGTGTAGGCTTTCCACAGCAGCTTGCCGGCCGAGAGCGTGAGGGAGGCGGCGCGGTTCATGCGGCGCGCACTTGCGCGGCTTCACGCGCTTTCGCTTGGGCCAGCGTGAGCTTGCCAGCAGGGCAGAAGGCCCGGAGTGCATCGCAAATTGGGCCGTTAGCGATGATGCGCAGTGCAGCCGCGTCATAGTCATTTGGCTCTGTTCCGATGAGTTGCTGCAGGTGCTTGCGGCGGTGCGCGAGTGAGATCATGCGGCGCGCTCCTGCGGCACCGGCTGGGTAAGCGGCAGAGCGCGCTGGCGAGCACGGAAAGCCTTTTCGGCTTCGTCCAGCTCGTAAATCAGCCGGGCCTCTAGTTCGGGCCACGCAATTTCCGCTCGCCGCCAAGCGATTGCGCCCGGCTCGGCGGTCCCAGCGAGATAGTTGTGAATCATTTGGCCCGATCGGCCCATCACGGCACCGATCTGTTTCAGGGTTAGGTTGCGGTCTCGCTTGACGCTCGAAAGCGCTTTGCCAAGCGCCATTAGCTCGGAGGTCGACGGCCTTGTTTCAGCCCGTGGCCCGATTGGCACTCCGTATTCGCCACGCGCTGCACGTTGGGCATTCCCGCGACGCGTGTTTTCGGCCCTGGTCACCGGTTCCAGGTGATCCTGGTTGCAGCAATCCCTGTTGTTGCAAAGGTGGTCTAAGCATAGGCCGTCGGGGATCGGGCCACGGAAGGCTGCAAACGCGACACGGTGCGAAGCTATATTCCCGCCTTTGGCGTGGCGGATCGTCGACTGTCCGTAGCCATAGCCGCGCCTGGACATTAGCCAAGTCCAGCACGGCGTTCCGAACCCACGCTCTTCGACGCGCACACGGTCCATGATGTATTGCCGATGATTGGCGCTCATGCGGCTTTGTCCCGGCGGGCCGGGGCATCAAGGTCCAGCGCCCGCTGCCGGCCGCGCGCGATGCGATCGGCCTCCGTTTCTTCGAGCAAGGTGCCAAGCTCAGGCCATGCCTCACTGGCCTTGCGGTAGGCGATGAATCCCATCTCCGCTTCGCCAGCAATGTATTTCGCAACTTGGTCGTCGATGCGGCCAAGTACCAGCGCCATGTCGTTGAGAGTGAGGCCGCGGGCATTCTTGATCTGCAAGAGCGCGGTGCCGAGCTCGCCGAGAACGACGTTTTGCGGAACACCGAAGATTGTCGGGGCGCTCATCGGTTACTTACGCTCCCGTGATGAGTGCGAACATCACCAGTGCGAAGTGTGCGGGCGGCCCTCGAAGCCCCCTCCCCCCGGCTCTTGCCGCCCGCCGCTTTCGCTTCAGCTGGCAGCGCTGGCACATCCCCATGAATCCCGTATCGCTCCTCGCGCCTGGTCTGCACCTTGCAGAGCCAGATGAGGACGAGCGCGTTGAGCACCGGAACGGCGAACGCGACGAAGATGATTGCGAGCTTCCCCCACAGCATCGTCAGCGCTCCACGAGCGAGAAAATGCGCGGACGAGCGGGGGCTTGCCCGCCCGCGCAAGTTGTCCCGGCGAAAAGTGGAACACCGGGAGCCTCGAATTGGGGGATCATGCCGCGACGCGCTCCTCATCTTTCGAGGAGTTCGGGCGATAGCTGACCATGAACTCGCGGAGCTTTCGCTCGGTCTCGGGCCACAGACGTCGCCCACCGCGCAATTCGCGAACGAGCTTCCAATCCTTCGCAGCCTTCCGGCCGAAGGTGGACTCTTTCATGCCGTGCGTCCGCAGGAACACGTCGATTTCGGCCAGTATGGGGTGTGCCATGTGCCGCGTTATATGCGGGTAGATACCCGCACGCAATACCCAAATGCGGGTAACCGCCCTATATTGCGGGCGCGCTCCCGCTCAGGAACAAGCGGCCCTATGGCCGAGGGGGTAGAAATCGACCTGGCGAAACTTCGTCAGCTGATCATCGACAACACTGGGCCGGGGCGCGACTTCTCCCGGCGCAGCCTTTCACTCGCCGCAACGGACGGTCGCAATCCAGACTTGATCCGCGACATCATGCGCGTGGACAAGCGCAAGCCGACTATTGAGTCCGTCGCCGGCATATGCAAAGCACTGGGGGTTCCACTTTCAGCCGTGGTCAAAGGCGTTGATCTAGCTGCGGAATCTCTCACCGAATGGCTCAGAGTAACGGGGGCTGTGGCAGCTGGCGTGTGGCGTGAACAAGTGGAGTGGCCTCGCGACGATTGGTTCGAGATCGAGGTCGATATCAACACTGAACCAGGCCGCCATGCAGGGCTGATCGTCGAAGG